TTCTCCCAAACCAAGGTTTTCGAGAGCCGTTTTCACCGTGCCATCCGATTTGATATCACCAAACGGATTCTTGCGGCTTAACAGCAGAGCACGAAGCGCGGTAAGCAACTGGTCGTTTCGCCCCTTCTCCAGGCTGGCACCGGAGGCCTCCACCACGCCACAAAGCTCTTCCTGCAACATGTCAAAGTAGTCATCATCCAGATCGGTGGCAGGCGTGCCGGTCTGGGGGTTACCACGGGTAAAACCGTTCTTACCCGCGCCGAACTTATCCTTCTGCGCGGTTTTCGTGTCTATACGATGCATGGATTACTCCGGATATTTAAAAATTACGTAGGTATGCGACGGGCAGAGTTTGTTAAGCACACATTCGACAACGGTGTCGCCCCAGATACGCAGCGCGGAATCACAGGGATCACCACATGTCATCCAGGTGGTGTTGGTGGCAGCTGGCATGTTGACTTGCCAGTAATACCGCCATTCCGGCGCATTCACCGCGTCAGTACAGGCCGATGAGCAGGTGAAGGTGCTTTTGTCGTATCGCGTGATGGTGGCATCTGGTCTGCCCAGAGCAGCAAGCTGTGCAAGATAAAAATCCTCGTTGATGCCGCCCGCCAGGTTAACCTTCGCATCCAGCCGTTGCTGACGCTGGCGAAGGGTCTGTGTCCCTGCGGGAATACATTCATCCGGCAGGCCGCACAGACGCTCCCAGCGGTTTATCAGTTCGGTGGTGGTGCGCGGATCCAGCTCCCGCATCAGGGCATCCGCACGCTGATGAACACGGGTTAATGATGGTGCTGCACCGGCAATCGCCGGATCGCTGGCTGACCACGCCGGACCGGGCGGCAACAGTGCTGACAACAGACGGATGTAATCATCGTTTGTCACGTCCATGAAATCGTCCCCAGAACCGCCAGTTCGTTTTTCGCAATGGAGATATTGTCTGCCGGTGCAAGCAACTGATGGCTGTATTCCCCGTTCGCACCGGAAATCGCTTCACTGATACGCGACACCTTCAGCTCTCCCTGCGGATAACCATCACGCAGCAGGAACGAACGCAACTCCGCGGTAATGGCAGCCCGTATTTCTGGTGTGTCCGGCGTCACGCGGATATGAAAATCCACCGTATGTGCCACCGGCCTGAATACATACAAATCAGAGCCTGCCACCGGGGCCAGTGGCCCGATATGTTGTCTTGCTGCCGTTTCCGTTGATTCTTCCGGAATGGGATTAATCAGGTCACTGCTGGCAATCATCACACCGACAGTTCCCGTTCCCATCCAGTGACGGTATGTCCATGCGCGGGTAATGCCGGGCACTTCTTTAGCCCAGACGACATAGTCCCCGTCAGCCCCGCCCTGAGGCGTCCAGTAATACCGCTCAATGACGCGGGCGCGCCACGTTTCCATCTCTTCAGTATCAAATCCACCTGTCAGGGTATCTGCCACGCCGGAAGACGGCAGACCATTCACCGGCGTGACCAGGATTAATGACGTACCGTCGTCAGCGTTACCGACCGCGCCTGCACTTGAGCAGGCGATCGGCACGCGCAGGACACCACCGGAGCTGGTTGCATCGGCAGTTGCCGTGTACTGAACCAGGTCATCGCGCTGAATAACACTCCCGGCGGTCACCTTCAGGCCATCGCTGACACCTTCCCAGCGCATATACCCGCTGGCAGACGTGGCCCCCTTGCGCGGACACCGTTTCATCGCAGCATGTCGCGCCAGCCAGGACTCATCGCACAGGTCAGGCAGCATGTTCATTGCCAGATAATCGATGTAACCGTAAACCGTATGCAGCGCCGCCGCATACACCTTTGCCCGCACGTCTTCATCCATGCGCCGGAGCGTGTCGCTGACGTCCAGCCTGGCGAATAAATCGTTACGGAGCATACTGATATTTTCTGCCAGCGTCGGGCGCTGAAATTCACTGTCCGCCATGCGTTATCGCACTCCACAGATCATCAATAGAAATCATTACCGGTCCGTCACGACGCCAGAGAGTGATACTGTTACCCAGTTCATTAATCCCGGTGCGGCGGATATCCAGATCAATACGGGACACCACGCCGTCATCAATCATCCATTGCAGGCATTCGCGGATATACCCCCTTACCGTCTGCACCAGCTGATTGGTCAGTTTGCTGCGCTGAAGCAGCCACAGTCGGGAGCCGTAACGGTCATTCTGTACCGCAGGCCAGGTATCCCCCCACCATCCCATCGGGACGTCGGCATTGTCATCAGGCTCCGCCCGCCGCCAGGTGAACAGGGAAATCACCACGGCGCGGGTCAGCGGATCCAGCGGTGCGCTGGCGCAGGTGCGTTTACCGTTCACCGTCAGCCACAGTTCCATCATGCCTCCATCGCTTTATCAGGTTTGTCGGTGTTACTGCCCTGACCGTTCTCTCTGTGACGATGCCCGTTATAGGCAAGCCGCATCGCTGACATGGTGGTGCCGCCGGAGTCGCACAGGTCTTTCACCTGTCCGGTCACTTCCAGATCCATTTCAAAACGTGCTTCAGGTGCATTGCGAAACGTGATCGTTTTCCCTGCACCGTCCACCACGATCCCCTCCCGGGTCAGCGTCACAGACTGCCCCTGATCGTCATAGACAGCCACCTCACCCGTCTGCAGCCCTTTCAGGCGGTAGCGCCGGTCCGACACCGTAACAACCACCGCATGAGAACGGTCGCCATCCGGAAACAACACCACCGCTTCCGCACCGCTGTTTGCCCTTGCGGTAAAACCGTAGGGTTCAAGATGTTCAACCCCGGCTTTGGGTTCACCGGCAATCAGGGACACATCCACGGTCTGACATTTCGTGGCGGCACTGATGCTTTTCACCACTGCCCGCCCAATCAGGCCGAGGAGTTGTCGCTGCATGGCTTCAATCGTCCTCATCAGAACGGGTCCTCCTGTACTCTGGCTTTTTTCTTTTTCCGCGCGCCGGGGGCTTCGGGTTCAGGCAGATAAGCATCAGGTGGGCCGACACGGATTTCCGTCAGGGTGCCGTTCTGGTCCTGAGTAAACGTGACTTCCGAGACAAGCAGTTCGGTATTGTCGAAACCACAGACCGGCTCGAAGACAATCACCCGCTGGTTGGGTTGCCACAGCGTACCGTTACCCTGTCGCCAGCCCTGCACCACATAGGTGGTTTCATCCGTCCGCGCCGCCCGTTGCCGGGCTTCAAAGTCCGCACGCGCAATACAGCCTGCCCCCGTGGCCTGCCCTGTCTGCCTGATATACATCGGACGGTAACGGGCAATAAATGCGTCCTCTGTGCGGGCCCGCAGCGCGGTGGTGGTGGCCTCACCGAAATCATCGTCGTTCCCGGCACGCTGCCCCGCCACCTGGTAAACAGAAAATCGCTCCCGGATACTCTTCTCCGTATCGCAGGAAAGGATGTTTTCCCCGAGTACCAGCGCAGTATGTGCCCGCGTTGAGCCAATACCGCCAATCACCAGCCTGCCGTGCGGGTCGTCGTAAGCCAGTGCCTGCTGCTGACCGAGTATTTTGTTGATTACCTCAATCACCGTTTCACCGTGATCAGGCTGAACATCAGGAATAACACCCGACGGCGCACCGCTGTTCACCACCTCAATGCCGAAAGGCGCAGCAAGCGCCTGCGCAATCTGCACCAGCGAGCGCCCGTTAAACTGTGTCGGTTCGGCTGCACAGTCAATCAGGTCAGCCGTCAGACTACGTCCGGCAATACCGGTGCTGACCGAACGGGCATCGTAACGAACGGGAGTCGCCTCCACCCAGCCGGTGATCACCAGCTCATCACCAATCAGCACTTCCACTTTTGAACCGTTTTTAATGCGCGGCTGAAGCGTGGTGATACCCTCATCTCCCGGCCACTGGCGAGTGATCTCCACACTGAAATCCCGCGCCAGCCGTTCAATACCGGCACCGATGCGCACCGATGTCCAGCCATTCCACTCCTGGCCATTTACCCGTAGCGTGACATTGTCGTTCATTGCACTGGCACCTTCAGAGGGATCACCGGCACAAAGCCGGGATGCGTAATGGCATTACGCCGGATAATGTCCGCGTCACGCGCCGCGTTATCAAACCAGGTCGCCGCCAGCACCAGCGCGGGTAAAACCTCATCCGGTGTGCGCTGAATGATCCGTGCAGACTGTTTAAGGCGCGTGTTGATATCCGCATTCAGATCTGCTTTCACCCGGCGCAGCGCCAGAAACAGCGCATCACTGGTTGTACGGGACAACTCCTTATCAATTGCCGTATTCAGTGTGTCGCGAATGTCAGTCAGTTCTTCCCACGTCGGCAGGTCAACCGTGTTTTTCACCGCCGGTGCATTGTTCAGTGCCGGATGCGTGACGGAAGGCCAGCCAGTGCTCTGCGCAGGTGTTGTTGCCTGCCCCACTGCGGAATTCTGCATCACCGCGGAAGTTGTTGGCGCAGGCAATCGGGTGACGGCATACGCCGCTTCACTGATTGCGGTCGTACGAAGGGTGCTGGCAACCACATTACGCTGCTGCGTAGCCGTGGCGGTGGTTTTACTGTCCGTTTTCCAGACGCCGCGCGGTTGCAGATCGCTGCCGAGGCTGACACCGGAAAGCGTTTTGATCATGGTGACCAGGTCGCTGGCGTTACCATAAAGGCGTTTCCCGGTACGCCACATTTTCTGCACCTGCTCAACGAGATTTTTGCCTGACGATGGTGGCGGCAGAAGTACCGAGATATCCCCCTGCAACAGCCTGGCAGCATCCGATACGGCAGAATCCACCACTTTCATCGCATCAGAAACATACCCAAGCATTGTGCTGACATTACCAACGACGTCGTTCTGCACGAAATCCGCCACGCCATCGATACTGAAACCTCTGAAGCTGTCACTGATGCAGTCATCCAGTGCAGAACAGGATGACATCAGCGTCTGCGCCGTCGCCGCACCTGAAGTGGGGTAAGAGAGTTCTCCCGCTTCGACAAACTTCAGGTCAAAGCGGACAATACGCCCTTCACTCTTCGATGTGCTGACCCGAACTTCTCCGTCAACACAGACTTTCAGCTCACCGTATGTCGGATGGACAAGCGTGCCGGGACCGGGTTTATTCAGCGCGTCAATCAGGCGATCGCGCTGGTCAAAGCAGTCATCTCCCACCACATAAGCCGTGATGGACGGGCGAAAAGTGATTTTCCCCAGGTCTTCGGTATAGGGTTTGTCGCGGTTCGGGTATTCATGTGTTTCCACACGGCGACCGGTTCCCGCACTTTCTTCTTCAACCTTAAACGGCACGCCGCGAAATGACGCGTCCTGAAGTCTGTCACGCCAGCCTGAAGACGACGAAAGTAATGAAGGTCGGGTGGGAAATGAGGATAAATCCATAGACTGACCTCAAAAAGGACTGCGTTATCGTGGAAAACGAAAAGGGGAATACCCCACATCGTGCGTGATTTTCATCAGGGGATCGGCTTTGCCCGGTACATCAATTATCTTCATACCTGGCGGAGCATTCTCGAACGTGACTTTCAGCTCGCTGTGCTGTGTCATGGAAGAAGATGGATTCAACAGCGGAACATTGGGTTTGTACTGACTCAGGCTGGCCTGATACTGCTCGTACTCTTTACGATCAAAAAAAGGCGTCCAGTCTGAAGCCAGAAACAGCCCTTTATTATCCAGCCAGTTAACCGTATCTTCAGGAACAACACTTTCCAGAGTATCTTTAACCGGCTCATACATCAGGGTTCCCAGAAAACCATATACCCCGGCCTTCCCGATAAAGCCGCGGCCTTTCCCCATCAATCCCGTTTCTGCCGATACCTTCCCCAGCGTACGCATCTCTCTGGTCACTGCGGTAATGGATTTGGTAACGTCAGCAACCCATTTGGTTGCCATAAACAGGGCAATCGCTTTCAGAACAGTTTCCCATCCCCCCATCGCCTGCGCCGTTTCATCCACCACGTGCCAGACTTTTTTTATGACAGGACCTACGGTTTCCCAGTTATCAATAATGAGGTAAGCGCCACCAACCAGAAGAGCAATCAGCCCCTTAGCAGGCGTCATATTCATCACACCGCCGAGAACTTTCATAATTCTGGACAAAGAGCCTGCAGCGGCTCCCACCGTCAGTAAGGCCAGACCGATTTTAGCAATGGTCTTAACGAGCTCCGGGTTTTCACGGACAAACGTTCTCACTTCCTCAAGGAGCGGTTTTACCGCTTCAAGACCATCATTAACCTCAGGAAGAAACGTTTCCCCCAGCGTGGAAGAAATGGCATCAAGTTGATTTTGCAGAAGTAAAAGCTGGTTTTCCGTCGTCGCTGCCCTCGAAGCATATTCCTTCTGCATCGAACTGCCATACTGCTGGGAATCCGCAACCCGCCTGAAGTTGGTACGCAACAAATCAAGGTTAGTCAGCAGAGGTGCTATCGCGCCCAGAGACTCTTTCCCGAACAGGGCATTCAGCACAGCTGCCTGTTTTTCTTTGGGCACTTTAGCCATCGCATCCAGTACAGACAGCATGGTTCCCCGGGCATCTTTCTGCATATCAGCAGCTAATTTCTTCGGATTGATCCGCAGAAAACGTAATGCCTGTTTCTGCGATTTTGTCGCGGAATTTCCCGCGGTCAGGGAAAGCATGAAGTTCTTGATCCCTGTGGCGGCAATTTCTGACTCCACGCCCATCCCGGCAATGGTTGCCCCCATTGCCGCGATTTCGCCGGAAGCCACACCTGCAACACCACCTAAAGGACCAATACGCGTAACAATATCGGAGATTTTCTTCGCATTCGCCGGGCCGGTATTACCAAGGTAGTTGATTTTGTCAGCCAGCCCGGCCACTTCATCCTGCGTCATATTAAACGCAGTACGCCACTGGGCCATCATCTGCCCGGACTCTTCAGCCGTGGTATCAAAGGCCACGCCCATCTTCACCGCATCAGTGGCAAACTGCATCAGTTCATCACGTGCAATCCCGGCCTGACCGCCAGCCGCCACAATTTCCGCGATCCCGTCTGCAGACATGGGAAGCTCAGTAGACAAAGCGCGTACCTGCTCCGTCATGGCCTTAAACGCATCCGGCGTATCCAGACCGTCTACCACTTTGCGGACATCAGCCATCTTCGATTCAAGGGTGATGGCTGATTTTACAGGGAGTGCCAGTGCCCCCATTATTGCAGTACCCGCCCCGGCAGCGCCCAGAGCAAGGCTGGAGACTTCTTTCTGAAACCCCTTAAGCTGACGCTGCATACCTTTAAGCGGGCCGGACAGCCTGTCAACGGCGGTGATGATGGCTTTCAGCTGAAAATTATCAGCCATGCTTCATCTCCTCATTTATACGGACGGCCTCTGCCTCCAGATCAGCAAAGTGGGAAATAGCCGTCCGGCGAAGTTCAAGGGGGTTTAATTTCCAGAACCACGCGACATTGTAGAATCGCTTCCGGAGGTCTCTTCCGTCTCCAAGCCGGTAAAAAAACGCATTACAATCATGCCTGCCTTGAAAATATCCAGCTTCGTCATCTGCGCTGCAGACGAGCGCGGGATCCCGGCCAGAAGCGGGATATATTTCAGCGCTACCTGACTGTCCATTTTCATACCACCATCAGGTGAAACAGAGAAAGGGAACCCCAGCGCCTCAATCTCGTCATACGTAGGCTCACGTATTTCCAGCACATGCAGTGTTTCTTTGTGGGCGATGATCGGTTTTTTAAGTACAAGCTCAATCACTGGTAATCCCCTTCTTCACCGTGGAACTCAAGATCAACCGTGCCTTCTTCGGCATTATGGTTCGCTTCGCCGTGCAGCCAGGCAGACGACAGTACATAGACCTGACCGTTCGCCAGCTCGGCAGTGATGGTCATCTCATCAGACGAGGTGATTTTGCTCACCGGAAAATTCTTCGGTACCTTGAAGGTCCCTTTGACATAGGGCGCACGGTGAGTTTCCTTGCGGTCCACTGAACCGTCCAGGCCGATGATGTCATCATTGACCGTCCTGTTCATGGGCACCTCAATGCCGCCGGTCAGCGATAGCTGCTGACCGTCAATTTTGAAATAACAGGTTCCCCCGATACGGGCCATTATGCAGACTCCTCTGAATACTGAAGACGGAACTGGTTAACCACGGCAAAGACACGCAACTGGTTAACATAGTCAGGCGGGAACAGCGTGTTCAGGCGGTTCGGATCGCTGGCATCACGCTCCACAACCAGGTACTGCTTAAACAGTTCGTAGTTTTCCACGATCCCCGCACGCTCAAGCTGACGGTAGGTTGCCAGCAGTTCCCCTTTGATCACCGCCGGGGTGACAATCGCCTGACCGGGACCAAAGCGGGTACCGTCACTGGCAAGCTTGTGACGCCCGTACTTACTGGTAATGACGGATTTCAGTTTGCGCAGTACATACGCGCTGGTATGCAGTGTCTCACTGTCGAGGTAGCTGTTATCCGCAACCCCGTAAGCGTTTTTCCTGTACGTGGTGACATCACGCTGAATGCGCAGTACCCCGCTTTCGACATACGCCGTTGCCACGCCATGAGACAGCAGGGTCTGTTGTTCGGTCATCGTGAACCGTTTCCCCTTCGGCGCAGGCAGCATACCCACCATCTCACCGGTCTGCGTGGGACGTGCCGGATCGTTGCGGATAAACACCGCTGCGCGGGCGGTACGGCTGGCTGCCAGCTCGTCGGCAGGCGTCTGGGTCTCTTTTTCGTACCCCGCCAGGGTGATGTGCTGCTGGTTAAACTGGTCACCTGCGTTCACCAGTTCTGACAGTGTGCCGGCCTTTGCCGTATACACATGACCATACAGCTGACGCGCATAGCTCCAGCGACCGCTGGTATCGTTCATCTCGGTCACCAGCGTGTTAACAGAGGCCGTGTCGTTGAACGGCAGACCGATATAATCAAACGGCTCATCCGCCATTGCAGCCACCGCGCCGGTGAGAACCGGAGCGCCCGTTCCGGCGGTCCCCGTCGCCACGGCAATCTGTACGCCCGCTGGCAGCACTTCGCCCCCACCGAAGCCGTAGTAATTGAGGCTGACAGGAATTTCATTCCCGCAAAGCCCCTTATGGCGAGCGGTCAATGTAACCACACCAGCCGAAGATGAGGCCGTAAACGGCAGGGCCGGAACGGCATTGATGGCATCTTTGATACTGCTGGCAATCGTCGCGACGTTATCGCCGTTGGTCACCGGTGCCTGCACGCGGGTACGTCCCACATAAACATTCACCGTGCCGGTTTCGGTTGCTGCCCCGGTCACCGTCAGCGTAACTGTTGCCGCCGCGCCTGTGGATTCAGGAACGGCAATCACATACAGCTCGCCAAACGGGTCGGTCTGGCGATAAGCCTCGACCATACGCGCCAGCTGACTTCCCGCACCACAAATCTGGCGTGCATAGTCTGCCGACGGCATCAGTACCAGACTGTTGGCAACAATCTCTGCACCGTTATTGGCATGACCAATCAGCAGCGATGCTCCGCTGTCCTGTGCAGTATTCGCCGCCTGGTTATCCATTTCCGCATAAAACAACGGAACCAGCGTATTCGACGGAATGGTGTTAAAGCTTATCGTCATCGGTATTCACCTTTTTATTCACGCGCCGGATATCACCCGCTGCTTCACGGCGCAGCCAGTAGTTGTTCTCGTCAACATTTCGCCCTTCGGCGGGCAAAAGGTCGCCGCGGGCAGGGTCAGGCACTGACCGCCCTTTAACAGGTTTGACAAACATGAGGATCCTCAGGAAGGAAGGGTTATTTCGGTGTGATGTTCGATATCGCCGTCAGGCCCGTTACCGGGCTCGAGATAATCAACATCAATCGCCAGCGTTTGCAGTTCATCCAGACTGTTCAGATCATCCTGCTGGCGGGTATCGTCTTCAGTCAGCTCGCTGATGACCGAAAAATCGAACTGATAAATCAGCTCATGACGATTCAGATCCAGCAGCGTGCCGCCGTCATAGGTAATCGGGTTACCGCACGCTTCCGGGTTCCAGCCCAGCAGGGCCTTAAAGAGCATCTGCCGGACATCGTCCACCACATCATACGAGGCAAACTGACCGCGCTCATCACGCCCGTTACTCAGTATGACAACCACGGAGAAGCCCTCTTTCAGCTCCTGCCAGTAGTCGGTCTGGCTTTTGTTTTCTCCCGGAGAGTCATCACCCGGTACCACATATGCCGCCGGGAGCTTCAGCTTTCCGACCTCCGGCAGATTTTTGAACTGGGCCGCGCCTGCCACCCGGTTTTCAAAATACGGGCAGCGGGCACGCAGCGCAGCAATAACAGGCGTCAGTTTCATCTGTGTCGTCGCTCCGGCTTCAGTGATTTACGCAATTCCCGCGCCAGAAAATAGCGTGTCCAGCTGCGGTTCTTTTCAAGAGTTTCCACCATGAAGTTATTACGTGGAGCCAGTCGCCAGCCGCTGCCACCGGATGCACCACGATGATGACTGCGACGACGTTTTGCTCCTCCCCGGACACCAAAAAACAGAAACGCCGGATAGAAGTCACCAGAGATCATCCGGTTCCCCTTCCCGTTGCGCTGGTTAGGGGCAATGCGTGTCATAAAACCGGCTCGCTTTTTACTGGCTCTCGGCACCATGTAACCAATCGAACGAGCCAGGCGTCCGGTCTGATAACCGGGGTTTTCACCCGGTGCCGACCGCGCACGGCGCATCACCAGCCGACGGGCATCACGCATATGACGCTGCCCAATCGTGACAAACGCCCGCCGGACACGGACGCGGTTAAAGCGCATCTCCGCGGGCTGCTGAACATCAACGTGAAAAAAGGGAGTCGCCATTGCTGCCTCCGTGACTCTGCGTAAATTCGCCCAGCTCCGTACACTCCAGCAGCAGAAAGCGCCGCGCCCCGTTCAGATCGCGCTGACGTTTCACCCGGTACACACTGTCATCACAGAGCACCTCATAATCAGCAGTGATCCCCCGGCGATAACGAATGGTGATGTAATGGGTGATGGCGTCCCCGGTCTGCGCGGTTTCCTGCCAGGTGGTGGCACTGGTCTGGATAACCTTCGCCCATGTCAGGAACGTAACCGGGTATTGAGGCTCCACGCCAAAGTTATCCGCGGGCATATCCACCCGCTGGCGGATCAGGACGCGTTTATTCAGTTCGCCGGGGTCCGGCAGAATGTAGGTTGCGCTGGTCTGCGCCTGACGAATTTTCATTGCGGAAAGTACCTGTACGGGCCGACAAGCCAGCCAAAACTCTGCGGCATGTCGAGTTTCTCCACTTCCGTAACCGACGAGCGGTTTTCGTAAAAATGGCTGATAAGCATCAGCATCCCCAGACGAATATCATCCGGCAGGTGCAGCCCGTCCGGATCGCTGTCCGGAATGGTTTCATCCGGTGCATAGAGCTTCCGGTTCAGATACGTTTCCGTCCGCTTTTGTGCCGCACAGGCCAGCAGTTGCAGATGGCGGTCATCAGCATCGAAATCCTCATCCAGCCGGAGTTGGGCTTTAATCTCTTCCATTGTCAGAAGCATACTCAGCCCTCTTTACTGGTCGTGGCTTTTTTCTCTTTTGTCGCTTTACTGCTTTTTGCACTGGTTCCGCGCTCTGCTAACCCGGCCTGAAGTGCAATCTCCTGCACCCGGGCAGGAAGCGCCCCGTCGTCATACTCACCGGCCCGAATGACCTCAACACGCATACCGTCCGGTGACCATTTCAGATCTTGTTTCAGGATCATGATTCTTCACCCGTCAGAACAGGGGGCGCGGTTCCGCGCCCCTGAGTGATTACGCCGCAGCAATCTTCAGCAGTTTGATGGCCTGCGAATCGACCAGCATGCCGCCGGTGCGCTTGGTGGTATAAAAACCGACAAACGGTTTATTGGTGTACGGATCGCGAAGAATGCGGGTACCGATACGGTCAACGATGGTGTAACCCCGTTTGAAGTTACCAAATGCAATGGCTTTCGCATCCGCGGCAATATCCGGCATCTGCTCGTTTTCAGCGATACCGTAACCCGCCAGAGGGGATGGCTGCCCCAGTTCCAGCCCAGGACGCCACAGATAGTTACCCTCGGTGTCTTTCAGCAGACGGATGGCAAACAGGCTGTTGTTGTTCATCATGAA